AATACTAAAATCTTGACAGGGTGAACCATGAATTAAAATGTCAGGTTTTAAATTCCAATTAACAACTGACTGTGTTTCATATGACAGTTCATCAGCAAACATTGCATTGTACGATCTGACCGCTTTTTCATCTATTTCAACATAATCTATTGCCTTTACAGGTATACCCATATTTCTTAACGCAACCCTTGGTGAACCGATTCCACCGAATAATTCAATAATTTGTATCTTTTTCATCTTCATCACCATCCTTTACCGGGCAGTGATCACAATCACCATTTGCAGCACCAAAACACCCCCAACAATCATCAATTTCTTTTGTCTTTGGTTTATACTTCTTAGCTGTTGCAGCTAATGCCATCACTACAGCACCAAGAATTAACCCAACCGTAAGACCAACGCAAAAACAAACTGTACCTGTTAATACTAACTTTTCCATACTGTCACACCTTTCTAAATATCCTGATAGATTTACCACCTACCTTAGTTACTACTGTTTCAAACCCCAACCGCTTATTGATCTGCTTACTGAACACGATGTTTGACATTGGCTGCATACCACAATCAGCACAAAACACCTGATACCTGCTGTATACGTCACCTGTTGGTTCATCCTCAATCATTTCAACACCGCATTCATCAATAAATGCCTTGATTGGGTTATTTTCATTTTCATATTCATCAATCTGTTCAGCCACTTTTTCAGACTTGGTGAACTCATTGTTTTCAATGATTCTTTTCAGTCCTTCTACACCTACCCTGATCAGATATTCAACTGAACTTTGTTCAACCAACTGATACTTGATATAAGGGTTGTAATCCGGGTCAATCTCACCACTTGGTAAATACTTTGTAAATCTTGCATTGAATGGAATAATCACCAAACGTCTAAGAACTGCCCCTGTCTTATCTTTCATTCTTGGTATATCATTTGCTGAAAACAACAGCTTCACATAAGGGTTAAACTCAAAAGGGTCTTGCCCTTTTCTTTCTGCTTTAATTCTGTTACCTGTAACTACTTTCTTGAATGTTGCTACCTGTGAACCTTGCAGGAAGTCATCACCAATATCATCACCGATATTTGCCAGTTTTCCGAACATCATTGATGTGCTGAACCTGTCCCCTAATTCCTTAAGGTCAAGTGCTGATATATTCCCATCACCAAGAATTGCTTTGACACAATCAAGGAATGTACTCTTACCATTGGACTTGTCACCTGTCAGGATGAATGCCTTACCAAGTTCATTCCTGCGGTAAAAGCAATAGCCAATGCATTCTTCCAGTAATGCCCTGATCGGTTGATCACCGCAAGCTAATTTGTCCAGTGTATCATCAGCAAGTTCACTGTAGGCTTCCGGGTTATAGTCCCAAGGTATTTGATTGGTAATAACCAAATCAGGGCTGAATGGTTGCATCTGTCCGGTCACAATATCCAACACACCGTTCCTGAATGCTATATAACGTGCATCTGCCTGTGCTTTTTCATCAGCTATAAGTTCCATATACTCTAATACTTCTCTTCGCTGTGTCTTTTTCAGGTTAGGTATCTGATTGATCATAGCTGTTTCAATAGCCTTGTACCCAACCTGATAAATCCCATCTTGATAGATATGTAACTGATTACTTATACTGACTACATTTTCATTGTTCTTAAGCCATGTTGCAAAACGGTCAAACAGGAATGTCTTATCACAAAAGAATACAGGTTTTTGAAATGCTTCATCCCTAAGAATCACTTCCAGTTCATCATCAGATAACGGCTCTTTCAGAACAAATCTGTTCAGAATCCTGATACATTCTCTTGTATCATCAACACTAAAATCATTTGATGTAAGTGTCAGGATATAATTGAATAATGCCTGATTGCGTCCGTCACCTGCATCCATATCAAGAAAGTCAACCGCTGTACGAACCGGGAACAACCATTTTGGAACTTCCTGATATGTTCCACCTTCTTCAATGTCCCACTCAATAAAGCGTTCTTCACCGTCAATCTTGATTACTTCATATGATGAACGTGTACCAAGTTTTATATCTGCTGTCAGACCAACCGCAAGCGGTACATGTGTCCTGTTCCTTGTAATACTATGATTCTTAAATAAAAAATGTCTGCCTCGGCTTGTACAATACACCCGGCAATCAAGCTGATATTCTTCCACAATGTTCATTAAAATTTCAGACTGTTCAGCATCGTCAATATCTATCAGGATGGTATCATCAGCAAGAACACCACCGAACCCTTCAAGATTCTTCACTTCGTCATAAGTGCGGTATTTTGTCCGGTCTTTGAATGCTTCGATTGCTTTCTTGCCTTTTGTCTTTATGTACCCTTTGTACAACATCCTGTTTCACCATCCTTTAACTAAATACTTCTGACAGCAATTTACTGAAAAATTCTTTGTCCCTGATGCTGTCCTTATATTCCTTTTCGGCTGATCTCAAATCTGCCTTTTTCTCTTTCAATGTGTCCCGGCTTTCTTTCACATTTGTCATGTAATGCTTGTAACCGTTACTACCTTTCTTATGCTGTGACCGCAAATATAACCAGTGCTGCACGTTCATTTCAGCATCTTTCACTTCTGCCTTATTCCGGTCAATCCTGTTTTCGGTAATCATTGTAATATTGTCCAACCCTTCCATTCTGTACTGAATGTGATCTTTGATCTGATTCACAATGTCATGGTTATCACTTCGATTGATTAACTTAATCAGCTTACGAACCTTTGAGATACTTCTACATGAAAGAAATTCTTCAAGATGAATAAGCATCTGACCATGATCATATTTGATTGTAATGTCTGTCATGTTCCCACCTTTCCGGTATTATGCTGCAATACCAAATTGTTTCAGTCTTTTTCTTGCTAAATCTATGTACCACTGCTTATCTAATTCCGGTGGTACTTTAACCCCAATTACAGAAATCTGATTCAAGTCCAAGTGCTACTGCAATAGCACTTTGAACATCTTCTGACGGTATCTGTTTACCTGAAAGGTACTGACTGACAGAACCTTTACTTTTTCCAGTCATACCGCACACCTGACGTTGATTCAGGTGTAATTCTTGCATAGCCTGTTTTAACTTTTCACTGAATGTCATCTTGTTTCACTCCTTTGTTGGTAGATGATTTATCTACTTTTTAGGCAAAAAAAATCTTGTTTGCTTCTTCATTCGTCAACTTCAAAAGTTCTTTCAACACTTTAATTTCAGACGCTTTGAACTCTGTTTCATTGTTGACTTTCTTCATCAATCCATAATAAGTCAAACCGCATTTTTCAGCTAAGAACTGTAACTTATAACCGGATTCATCAATTTTCTGTCTTAACAGTGTTGTGTTTGTCATATTAGTTCTCACCACCTTCTGTTGTTGGGAATGGGCTTTTATTGTACTGTCTGTGTATTCTGATCATGATTCTGTCACCCGGTAATTCCTTGCGGTCAACAATGCTGTATTCCTGTTTCTTTGCTTCAATATCAGCAATGTAACGATCAAGTTCAGATGCAGAATCAAATTCAAGCATCAGATCAATACAACCTGCAATTACTTTCTTCATTTGCACAACCTTCCTTTCCGATCAGCAGCCCTTTTATAAATGTTGCCTGTTATGGGGTGGTTTTATTTTTCAGGGAATCACACACCAAGAAACCCTTATCAGATTTCACACTAAAACCTGTAAACTTGCTGTCCTACTATAGAATTTTTATAGCGTGTTTCTATGAACCGCTGAACAGTTTCACATTAAAACTGAACAAAACCTGTCAACCATCACATAACAGACAACACTTATAAAAGAACTGCTATCTTATTTTTGACCTACCATCATCAGTACCGGGCGGTCATTTCCGGTAGACGGTCATTGCTGACCGTTTCGGCTTATTCAACAACCGTCATCAGTCCATACTCACCAACCTTATAAGCTGTGAACGAAACTGTGAACGGTGATTCTTTCAACTTCCTGATTTCTTCTTTGACCTCTGCTTTAGTGTCAACAGTCTTGCAATATTGTCTTGTTCCTTCATAACATTCAGGAAACCGTTCTGTGAAAATAATCAAATACTTCTTCATTCCGCACACCTCACTTATATAAATTTCATTCCTTTGGTTTCTTACCTGCTGCAACAGGTTATTATATTACAGGCGGTTTCATTCGTTAGGTGCTTCACATGACCGCCTTACAAGTCTGGGAACTTGCACACCTTCCGGCTACCCTGATCTGACCCCGGTTAATTATATGGGTGTTTCATTTTTTGTATTGGTTTCAGTTCCAATATTTTCATAACAAAGTACTGTGTCCTCTCGCTTGTTAATTCTTCCGTTTAACTGCTTCTTGGTTAAGGAGTAAAGTCACTATTGGCTAGTGCTAAACTGTTTTCTTCAATTAGTACAATTCACTTTGCTTTCTTGTCCTACAGTTCCTACTTTCTTCAACTGTTTTGCCGGGTCATGTTTATTCTTCACACACTCTGTCTGTCATTCTCACAGCCTAACTACCATGTTACTTGTGTGTAGCCCTATCGCTTCACCCAGTCTTTCCTGCTTGCTTTGTTCTGTTTTTGAAGTAGATGTTTTATCTACTGACATCATAATACATGATGGTAGATAGAATGTCAACAGTTATTTTGAAAAAACTTGAAAAAAGTTGATATTTAATCTATTTCATGGTATTCTTTACTTATAAACAAGGAAAGGAAGGTAATCTTAATGAGTATAGGTCAACGTATAAAAAGTAGACGTGAAGAATTGGGAATGTCACAGGAAGATCTTGCACACCGGATTGGTTATAAAAGTAAATCATCTATAAATAAGATTGAACTTGACATACAACAATTAAGACAATCTAAGATCAAACAGATTGCAGATGCACTTGAAACTACGACAGATTATATTATGGGTTGGTCTGAAAGAAAAAATGATGAACCAAAAGAAAAGCATGATATTACTGATCTTATTAAAAATCAATATGGTTCAGATGTGTATGAACTTGTTCAGTTATATTCAAAACTGAATGAAGCAGGTAAAAACAAAATCATGGAAGAACTTCGTGATACTGCTGCATTACCAAAATACACCGAACCTGTAAAAAGGGATGCTCAAAAAATGGCATAATATACCAAATTTGGGAAAATCAGGAAAATATTATAATTGTAGACTTTAGAAAGGATGGTTGATCATGGGATTTTTAAGAAGTACAAAAGGCTCTATCATTAGTGACTATTTCCAGTTACAGGAAGATATTGCAGGTTTTTCAAAAGGTTATATGTATGACGTTGCGTTGTATGATGATCATTTAGAAATTACCTCAATGCAGAAACGCAAGCTATTACTTAATTATGATCAGATTACAGATGTGTTCTATGGTGGAAAGACTGAACTCATTCAAAAACCAAAGTCTGTGATCGGTAGGGCTGTAGTTGGTGGGGTAATATTTGGCGGTGTTGGTGCAATAGTTGGTGCTGCATCCGGTACAGGTACAAAAACCGGAAAGAAAACACACCTGTATTTTATCATCAGTTACACCAGTTCAGACGGTGAAGATAAATATATACAGTTTGAAGATACTAGAATGTACAAAGGTCTTAAGCTATCTAAAAGGCTGAAAGAACTTACACACGTAGAATCAGCACCTACAGGTGACATTCAACTTTAACGGTTACGGTTGGTTACGGTTACACTTAAAATCTATATCTTATATATTTTACTTTTTTTTATATTTTTATTTTTTTTTATTCATATAAGCGTTATATAAAGAACTTGTAACGAACCGTAGACAAGTGTAACCGCCTTGTAAATCAAGGTAATATAACTGTAACCTAAACCGTAACTAAAGCGTAACCAAGTGTAACCAGTTAAAAAAAAGACCCCAACCGTTGCAGCGGTCAGGGTCAGGCAAAACCAAACCAAAGGAATGAAATGATTTGGACTATGCAAAAACCATTATAGCATTCATTCCTTATGGTTTCAATGAAAGGAAGTGCTATTTATGCAAGGTGGAGTAAGAAAAAGAGGTACAACATGGTCATATTATTTTGACCTTGGAAAAATTGACGGTAAAAGAAAGAAAAAAGAAAAGGGCGGATTCAGAACCAAGAAAGAAGCTGAACAGGCATTGACTGCTGCTATGAATGAATACAATAATGCCGGGACTGTATTTGAACCGACAGAAGTAACGGTTGCTGATTACCTGAATCAGTGGTTTGATCTGTACTGTAAGACCAACCTAAAATATAACACACAAGTTGGATATTTAAGAATTATTCAAGGGCATTTAATTCCAAAATTTGGTATGTATAGATTAAAAGCAATCACCCCGGCAGTATTACAGGAGTACGCTGTTGAATTAAAAATGAACGGTAATTCAAAAAGTCATTTAGTTGGTATTTTATCTGTATTCAGTGCAGCACTGAATTATGCAGTTGAACCAATGCACTATTTACAGTCAAACCCCATGCAGTATGTAAAATTTCCAAAGGTTGAAAGAAAACCACGTGAACGAATTGTACTGACGTTAGATGAATGGTGTAAGATTCGTGACAGATTTCAAAACACCCGGTACTATATACCTTTAATGATCGGATTTTATACAGGCTTACGAATATCAGAAACATTTGGTCTTACTTGGGATGATATTGATTTTGATAAAAGAAAAATATCTGTAAATAAGCAGATTGTAAAACGTAACTTTGGGGCAGATGTAAGAAAGGTTGTTGAAAAGAAAGGTAAGAAAGAACAGCGTTCATCTTGGTACTTTACTACACCAAAAACCTTTACTTCCATTCGTGAAGTCCCTTTTGGTGAAACACTATATCAGGCATTGAAACAGGAAAAAGCTGAACAACTTAGGAATGAAATGAAGTATGGTGAATATTACACGATTCATGTTAAAAAGATTGAAACTGATGAAAAGGGTAATGACATGATCAGGGTTGTACCTATTCAAAAATGTGTTGAAAGTCCACTACAGCGTATCAGGTTGGTGTGTATTGATGAAAACGGTCAGTATACTTCCACTGATTCATTTAAGTATTGCAGTAGGGTTATACACCATGAAATGCATCTTGCCTTTGATTATCACAGCTTAAGGCATACACACGCAACACTGTTGATTGAATCCGGTGCTGATGTTAAGAATGTTCAGACACGATTAGGACACACCAACATAGAAACCACATTGCAGACCTACGTGCATGATACTGAAAAGATGGCTGAACGTTCTGTTGATCTCTTTGAAAAAATCACACAAGCAAAAACGTCATAA